CCGGTTATTAACAATCCTGATGGTTCTGTATCCACGCACCGAATGGCAGCGGAATCTGATGCTAACGGCAACTGGTATGTGTTCCCAACCATCCAGATGCAGGATGGTGAGCTTGTTGAGTATTATGATAGCCGTGATGCAATGGATGCCGCATTCAAGACTGGTAATATTTTAAGAGCGCCAAACAAACAGTCTGCTTTAAATTATGCAGAGGGTGCTTATAAGAGAGATACAGGTCTTGGAGATAGGCCCGTCAGCACTCTTAGAGGTCTTCAAGAGTTATCGCCTTCTGACCCTCTGTATATACATCAAGACCCTATGCCTGCTGGGGCAGATATAATGACTCAGCAGGAAGCTATCTCAGAACTAACCCAACGGAAAGAGTCGGCAAGGGTGGCTGGAACGGTGTCTCCTTTTCAGTCTTCATTCAACCCATTTAACCCTAACTTCAGGGCAACAGCCCAAAACGCCATAAGCAATATGCTTGGCGGCAGCAATATATCTTCAAACCCTAATTACTTGCAGGGCAGAATAGCAAACACACTGAGTGGGCTTGTAGATTTCATACCCGCTGTGGGCGATGCTGTGGGCGTTGGAGACACGATCACCTCCTACAAGCAAGGCGATATGCTTGGTACTGGCATCAACGCACTGGCTACTGGAGTTGGTGTGTTGCCTCTTGTTGGTGGCCCTGCGTCTAAGGCAGTAAAGGCTGGAGGGAATAGGGCTAGGTCTGCATTAAATGATTTGTATCATGGAACATCTATCAATGCAGCAGAACAAATAGAAAAGGCTGGATTTGATCTTAATAAATCCGCTGATGGCTCTGCTTGGTTTACCACAAATCCAGATATAGGTGAGGTTGCTGCCGCTGGTCAAGGCGGTGTAGTCAAGCGGCAATTAGATGAATCTAATTTAAAACTAGCTAGTTATGCTGAGACAGATAAATACACAAATGGTCAGCTTCAAGATATGGGATATGACGGCGCGTATTACCCAGACCAAGATGGCGCTACCCAGTACGAGATTTGGAATCAAGACAAACTTAACGAGCTACCAACATTAACTATTGGAGATACTCCGTTAGCAGGCGCTCCATCTTTGCCGAGAATCCCAGAACGCGGCCCTGTCCGTATTGGGCCAAATCCTGAAGTGGCAGCAGCCGCTGAAGATTACTCGCAACGCTCTGGTATTCCTTCTCAACCAATTGTCCGCTATGCCTCTGTGGATGAGCCAAGAGCTACACAGATAGCAAGAGAATATGACTTGATGAGGCATGACCCTCAAAACCCTGAAGTCAAACGCTCTTATGACGCTATGATTGAGGAGACTTTGGGTCAGTATGATTCTTTGCTTGCCAGAGGCATTGAGCCTTATTTTATTAATGATGTTGATCCTTATAAAAATAGCCCTTATGAAGCCCTAATTGATCTTGAACAAAACAAAAGGTTAGGGATTTTCCCTACTCGCTCTGGGTTTGGAAGTAATGTTGATTTTGACCCAAGAGATAACCCTTTATTGGGTGAGTCAGGGTATAATATTGGCGGTCAACCCGCTCTAAATAATGATATTTTTAGATTTGTTCACGATGCAATGGGACACGGCAGAGGCGGCGTAGGATTTAGGGCGATGGGCGAGGAAAACGCCTATCAATCTCATGCAGGTATGTATTCTCCATTAGCCAGAAGAGCTTTAGCTTCAGAGACTAGAGGGCAAAACTCTTTCTTAAACTACGGCCCTAATGCAGAAGCAAACCGCACCGCCAGTGTTGAAGACACTATATTTGCAGATCAGAAAACAGGATTGATGCCAAGGTACGCATCTGAATCGGGATTAATAATCAATGACAATAAGCGAAAAGGATTTTTCGATGCTTTGCGCCGTGGTGAGACAGGGCTGGAAGGAGCAATCACAGATGATGGAAAGCTGCGAATCATCCACAGATCAAACCAACCTATTGAGCGAGTTGACCCAGAAATGTATGGACAAAACTTGTCCAGAAGAAGCGCGGAACGAAACAGAGCAGGAAACCCAGATTTTGTCAAAAGATCGTATTATGGTATCCCTGCATCGGAGAATCCGTATAGACGAGAGATGGGAATAGGCCGCATTCAAAACGAGGTCTTAATAGAACCTGAATTGCTTTATGACGCTAGGAAAGACCCTGATAAATTATGGGTTCCAAATGATCCAACTGGGTCTGAGAAGCGCATAGCAGACAGTAATTACACTGGCTATTTTGTAGATGATCCCAAAATAGGAAAAGTTGCTGCTATTTTTGATCCATACGATTCAACTAAAACATTTATGATACCTTTAGTTGCTGGAGCAACAGCCTTGTCAGCATTAAGAGAAGTTGAAGAAGAGCCTATATAAACCCATGTTCCACATGGAACAATTTTACGGGGTGTAATAGTGGTTCAAGTCCACGGGCGATAATCTATCGGAGCCTTGCAGGGATGCCACCCCACCTACTCAACAGCAGGCAAATAGTTGAATAGCAGATAACTATGGATAAACAGTTCTTGTGTACTGTCTGCGGCATTAAAAGGTATGCAGAAGACCTCTCAAATCAAATCAAGGATGGCTCTGGGCTGTGCATCCACTGCAACCAGAAGCTAGAGCGTGAGCTAGGCCGTGGCGTGAGAGAATATGCGCCAACTCAAACAAGACAAGCATAACCACTTGCGAATAAATATTTGCATTTACTATATCCAGTGGTATCCTTTCATATAGGACACGGCCTATTCCCGTGGCGATTACCTTTTTAAAGGGCGCATTATGAACGATGAAGAGCTGCAAACAGATGACGTTGAGCTAGACACTACGGAGGCATCCGAAGAGGAAAGCACAGAAGATTCTCAAGAGCTTGGCGAAAGTCAAGATTCCGATTCAGCACCGGATGAGAAGTTTACAGCAGCACAACAGCAGAAGTTCAACGATGCTATTGGTAAGAAAGTCCGGCAAACAAGAGACATGGAACGCCGAGCTGACGAACTCCAAAGGCAAGTCGATGAACTGCAAGCTAGAGTTCCTGTTGAGCAGAGGCCAGAAGTTCAGGCGGCTCCAGACCCATTCTCTATTTCTGATGAGGAATACAGAAGAAGTCTAGCGCAGCGTGATCAGCAAGTCTTAGCTCAAGCAAACTTCGATCACCAGCGCAGGCAACAGCAGGAACAGCAAGAACGTGTTCGGCAAGAGCAGGCGCAGGCGCAGCACCAACAGCAAGATGAGAAGATTCGGGACTATGCAGGAAGAGCCGCAAAACTAGGCATTAAAGCGGAAGACTTGCAGGTTGCAGGAAATGCAGTTGCACAGCATGGAATTGGCGCGGAACTAGGACAATACATCCTAGAGTCTGATCAAGGCCCACTGATAACTACATATCTTGCTAACAATCCTCTTGAATTGGACGAGTTGAAATATCTGTCTCCCGCACAAGCGGCAGTAGCTATCGAGACTAAAATCAAGCCAAAGGCTGCGGCATCACAACCCAAAAAGGTAACCGACACTCCCGATCCATTGGAGCGTCCTCACGGTGCTGGAAAGGCTTCTTCAAAGAGAGGCCCACAAGGTGCTACATTTGAGTAGATGAAGCCATTAGTGCCTATTCTGCTCTTGAATAGGAAAATTAAATCATGGCTAATAATCTATCGAGTAACATTACACGGCCTCTAGCCAAAATATTTCTAGAGGCATTTGAATCCAGCCGAGTAGTCACCAAGACTGTCAACACTCAACTGCTTTCGGGCAAGTTCAATCCGTCTACAGGCACTAAAGTAGACTTCAAAAGACCTCATGATTACAACTCTATAAGGTCTACTGGTGGAGACATTTCTGCCGCCGCCAAGTCTGACATCATTGCAGGCAAGGCTACTGGTACTGTCCAGCCCTACTTCACTTCAGCTACTGAGTGGTCAAACATTCAAGAGGCTTTGGAGCTTGACCAGTTAGATCAAATCCTTGAGCCAATGGCCCGAAGACTTGTAACTGATCTTGAGCTAGACCTTGCGAAGTTCATGCGTATCAACACTGGCTTAAACTATGGCGCGAGAGGCACTGCTGTCGATGCTTGGTCTGATGTTGCTGGTGCAGGCGCAATGATGGACTCTGTTGGTGTTCCAATGAGCGACAACAAGTACTACCTGATGAACCCATTCACTACCACTGCACTGGCTTCGGCTCAGAGTGGCTTGAATGCGGCTGATGGCCTAGTACGAACTGCGTTTGAAAAGGCACAGATTGCTTCCAACTTTGGTGGCATGAAGGCTTTGACCTCTAACGCTTTGAGCAGCTATACGTCAGGTACTACTACTGACCGACTTGGTGATCTTAAAACAGCTCCTGATGCTACCTATGTCACTGCTAAAGATACTATGCAGCAGACGATGGTAATCGAGACTTTGGGTACTGGAACTATTGAGGCTGGTGATCAA